GTAAGTGAAGTTTATGAACCGTTGGCGCATTGCATTTTTGAAGTAATAGAGAATAAATAAGACTGCGTAACAATAGCATCTGGAAACAGGTGCTTTTTTCATGCCCATTTTTAGGAGGTGAGGTAAAAATTCAGATACCTATACTGAGTAGATTATTTAAGACAAAAGATAAACCTGTGTCAAACTATTTGTTTGGTAGTGCATATACTTTTTTCTTTGGCAGCACTGCAAGCGGGAAAACAGTCAATGAGCGAACGGCGATGCAGACCACAGCAGTCTACGCTTGTGTCAGAATCATGGCTGAAACCTTGGCGAGCTTACCGCTACACACTTACAAGCACACAGCAGGCGGCAAAGAAAAAGCGACAAATCACCAGCTATATTATCTGCTCCATGATGAGCCAAACCCAGAGATGACTTCATTTGTGTTTCGAGAGACACTGATGAGTCATCTTTTATTATGGGGAAACGCCTACGCACAGATTATTCGAGATGGCCGGGGCAATGTGCTTTCACTTTATCCCTTGCTGCCCGATAAGATGACGGTGGATAGAACTTCAACTGGCGAGTTGTATTATGAGTACCAGAAAGACACAGGTACTGTGATTCTTCGAAGAGAGGAGGTTCTTCATATTCCTGGGCTTGGCTTTGATGGCTTGGTTGGTTATTCTCCCATAGCTATGTCTAAAAATGCAATCGGCATGGCAATAGCAACCGAGGAATATGGGGCTAAGTTTTTTGCCAATGGTGCTAATCCGGGTGGGGTCCTTGAGCATCCGGGTGTGGTTAAAGACCCAAAGCGAGTAAGAGAAAGCTGGAACGCCGTATACCAAGGCAGTAGTAACGCTCATCGTGTTGCTGTGCTTGAGGAAGGCATGAAGTTTCAAAGCATCGGAATACCACCGGAGCAGGCGCAGTTTATTGCTACTCGAAAGTTTCAGATTACAGAGATAGCTAGAATTTTCAGGATACCGCCACACATGATTGGTGATCTTGAAAAGTCTAGCTTTTCTAATATTGAGCAGCAGAGCTTGGAATTCGTAAAGTACACCCTTGATCCATGGGTAGTTCGCTGGGAGCAGGCAATTCAAAGGGCGTTGCTCTCCCCTGCTGAAAAGAGGGACTTTTTCATTAAGTTCAACGTGGACGGGCTGCTCCGTGGTGACTATCAAAGCAGGATGAACGGCTATGCAGTCGGCAGGCAAAACGGCTGGTTATCCTCCAACGATATCAGAGAGCTTGAAAACCTTAACCGGATCCCGGAGGAGCTTGGAGGTGATCTATATCTAATCAATGGCAACATGACAAAGCTTGCGGATGCAGGCGTATTCGCAAATAAAGCTGATACAGAGAAGGAGGTATAAACCCTTGAGTAAGAGATTTTGGAACTGGGTCAAGAACGAGGATAGCAGGACCCTTTACCTTGATGGAGCTATTGCAGAGGAAACCTGGTTTGGCGATGAGGTAACCCCTAGGCAGTTTAAGGCAGAATTAATGAGTGCAAGCGGTGACATCACCATCTGGATCAATTCTCCGGGTGGTGATGTTTTTGCTGCCAGTCAAATCTACAACATGGTCATGGACTACAAGGGCAAGGTCACAGTGAAAATTGACGGAATTGCTGCCAGTGCGGCGTCCGTTATCGCAATGGCTGGTGGAGAGGTATTGATGTCACCTGTGGCGATGATGATGGTTCACAATCCCATGACTATTGCATTTGGGGACACAGAGGAAATGGGAAAGGCCATTTCTATGCTAAGTGAGGTCAAGGAAAGCATCATCAATGCCTACGAGTTAAAGACAGGGCTTTCAAGGACGAAGCTGTCACATTTAATGGATGCTGAAAGCTGGTTCAATGCAAGAAAAGCGGTTGAGCTTGGTTTTGCTGACCAGATTATGTTTCTAAAGGAAAGTGAAGAAGCTCCAGTTAATGAAGGAGCAATTTTCAGCAAGATGACAGTGGTCAACTCTTTATTAAACAAGCTACCGCGCAAGGAAAAGCAAACAGGTACAGATATAACAATATTGGACAAGAGGCTTGGCCTCTTGAAATTATAAGGAGGGAAATTAAATGAGTAAAATTTTAGAGCTTCGTGAGAAAAGAGCAAAGGCGTGGGAAACGGCAAAAGCGTTTCTTGATGCAAAAAGAGGTAATGATGGACTTATATCGGCTGAGGATACTACAACCTATGAAAGCATGGAATTGGATGTTATCAATCTTGGTAAGGAAATAAACAGGCTGGAAAGACAGCAGACTATTGATTTAGAGCTTTCAAAGCCTATTAATTCACCGATAACCTCTAAGCCAGCAGCAAATGGGGAGTTCAAGAAGGGCCGAGCAACTGACGAATATAAGCAAGCATTCTGGAAGGCAATGAGAAACAAGAACAGCTTTGATGTCCAAAATGCATTGCAAATTGGCACTGACAGTGAGGGTGGTTATCTGGTTCCAGACGAGTTTGAAAGAACCCTTATTGAAAGCTTGGAGGAAGAGAATATCTTTCGACAGCTTGCCAAGGTTATTACCACCTCTTCAGGTGATAAAAAAATCCCTGTTGTAGCTTCTAAGGGGACAGCATCATGGGTAGATGAAGAAGGTCCAATTCCAGAATCCGATGATGCATTCACACAAGTGTCCATCGGAGCATATAAATTAGCCACTATGATTAAGGTTTCAGAAGAACTCCTTAATGATAGTGTTTTTAATTTAGAGAGCTATATTGCTAAAGAATTTGCAAGAAGAATTGGTGCTAAGGAAGAGGAAGCCTTCTTTATCGGAGATGGTACTGGCAAGCCTACAGGTATTTTCAATGTTACAGGCGGAGCATCTCTTGGGGTAACTTCAGCTACTGCAACAGCAATTACAGTGGATGAAGTAATGGATTTATTCTATTCACTTAAATCTCCGTACCGCAAAAAGGCAGGATTCGTTATGAATGATGCAACAGTGAAGGCAATTAGAAAGTTGAAGGATGGAAATGGTCAATATTTGTGGCAGCCATCAATTACTGCAGGTCAGCCTGATACAATCCTTAATAGGCCTGTGAAAACTTCAGCTTATGTACCAACTATTGCAGCGGCAGCCAAGACGATTGCTTTTGGTGATTTTGGCTACTATTGGGTAGCAGATAGACAAGGCAGGTCTTTCCAAAGACTGAATGAACTTTATGCTGCAACTGGGCAAGTTGGCTTTAAAGCTACCCAGCGAGTTGACGGAAAGCTGATCCTTGCTGAGGCCATAAAGGTGCTTCAGCAGAAAGCGTAGGTGGAATTATGAGTAATATAAAAAACTATGCAGAACAAGGCGGAGAGAAATGGGTTGTAAATGGGATCCTGGAAATTACAGCTGATGGCCAAATTACCATAAACGGTACACCACTTTCTAGGGCAGCTGTCCAAGCAGATAGTATAGCTACAACTGTAACAGAATTAGTAACGGATTTTAATTCATTGTTGGCAAAGTTAAAGGCCGCAGGTGTTATGACAGCAGATTAAAAGAAGGATGATTTGGAGGTGAGTGTATGGTCATATCTCTAGAAGAAATTAAAACACACCTTAGGATTAACCATAGCGAAGAGGATATATATTTAACTTCTTTGCTCGAAGCTGCAATAGAATATTGTGAGAATTTTACCGGCAGAGTTATTAAACAAAAGATTGTAGAGATTATACTAGACACTTTTCCTGCCAGAATCTTAAAGCTCCCCATTACACCAGTAATTGATGTTACCAGCATCAATTATACTAATTCAAAGGAAGAAGAAATTTACATTGAAGCATTAAACTATGTAAAGGTATTAGAAACAGAGCCACCACTAGTAGTTCATAAAGAAAGCTGGCCGCAAGATGTAATAAATATTCCTGGGAAAGTGAGGGTAGCAGTAAATGCAGGTTATGAAATTGCGCCCCAGAGCATTAAGCAGGCAGTTCTTCTTCTTTGCGGTCATTTTTATGAAAATAGAGAGGCGGTAAGTATCAAGGGGGAGCTTAAAGAGCTTCCTTTTTCTGTTTCTGCCCTTCTTTATCCATACAAAGTGTTCAGGTGGTGATGGGAATGAGAGCTGGAGAATTAAGACACAGAGTAACTATCCAGAAAGAACAGGGGACAACTAGGAACTCAAAAGGAGAACTTGTACCCAATTGGGTTGATATTGTAACAGTTTGGGCTGCAGTTGAACCTCTAAAAGGACGGGAGTACTTTGATGCTGAACAGGTTCAGGCCGAAGTAACCACTAGAATTAGAATGAGATATCATGCTGGGGTTACTCCAGAAATGAGAATTATTTATGGAACAAAAGAATTCGATATTTTAAGTGCTATTAATATTGAAGAAAAAGACCGAGAACTTCATTTAATGTGTAAGGAGTCGGTATAAATGTTTGAAGTAAAGCTGGAAGGTATTGATGATCTTAACAGGGCTCTAAAGGATATCTTGAAACAAATGGACCCAAATAAAATAGAACCAATACTTATGAGCGGGGCTAGAATTATAAGTAATGCTGCCAGACAAAAGGTCCCTGTTGGAAAAACGGGAAGGCTTAAACAGGCAATCAAGACTAAACAACTAAAAAGATATGGCAAAGATCCAGCACCGGCCATATCAGCTATCGACAGGAAGAAAGCCCCCCACGCTCATTTAGTTGAGTATGGAACTGGCCCTCGATACGGAAAGAAAGGCAAAAAAAGTTATCGTGGAAAGTACTTTGGCATAATGCCTGCTCAACCGTTTTTTAGACCAGCAGTTGATGAAAACAAAGCTAAAGTTGTTAAAAATGTAGTAGAAAAAATCAAAAAATTGGTCATGGGGGTGGTGAAGTGATCATTGAAGACGCATTATACAGTTATCTAAGTACCTATCCGGGATTGACTGTATTGATAGAAGATAGAATTTATCCGCTTACCAGACCGCAAAAAATAAAGGTTCCTGCAGTAACATACCAAAAAATAAGCGGACAGAGGCTTCATACATTTGCAAATGATCCGGGAATGGCCACCCCAAGATTTCAGTTTTCATGTTTTGCAGAAACCTATGATACGGCAAAGCAAATCGCCAAGCAGGTCCGGTTAGCATTACAGAACTTTTCCGGAACAATGGGTGGAGCTGAGGGAGTATACGTCGGAGCTGTTAACATTGAGGATGAGGTTGACCTATATGAAGAGGGTGCCGATGTTAACCGGGTAGATGTTGAGTTTATAATCTGGCACGAGGAGTAGGTAATATGTACACTTTTTTAGTTATTGTCATTATTTTTGTGCTTATTGCCTATAAAGTTCTACTTAATAGAAAAAGAAGAAAAGAGCCGGTAATTGAAGTTTGTGAGCATGAGGAAATAAATGATCTAAGTACTTTTGAAAATCCCTACAAGCGAAGGTGCAATAAGTGTGGGAAGGTTTTTAATAGTAAGAGGAGGGAATAATTATGTCTTTACCGGGTAAAAACGCACGGGTAAAAATTGGTGCAAATACAGTACAAGGGCTTAATGATGCCAGCTTCTCGGCAAACGGTGAGACTTTAGATGTCACTACCTTTGAAAGCAATGGCTGGAAAGAAAAAATTCAGGGACTTAAAGAATTTAACTTATCCGTATCTGGCTTCTATGAACCAACAGATGCTAACGGTCAGGTAGTTCTAAGGGATGCATGGCTTAATGGAACTGAACCAACAGTTGATTACCTTGTTGACGGTACTGTTGGTTTTAGGGGAACTTATTTGGTAACTTCTATGGAAATGGGAGCAAGTGCTAGTGGAGAGGTATCTGTATCTTTTGAGTTGGAGAGTACTGGTGCTCTTACTCTAGTGTAGGAGTGAAATAAAATGGTATATGCGGGAAAGTTAGCAAAAGTGCACGTAGCTGGAACACCTATAGTTTTTACAGATGAAGCAACAACAACTAGTGATAATTTGACATTTCAGATTATAGATAACGCAAAAAGGATATGGGATTGGGAAACTGCTATAACTGTTAAGGTTGATGCAGTATCAGTAACAACTGGTTTTACTATCAATAAATTAGAAGGCAAAGTAATCTTTGATACAGTAGAGGCGGGAATTGTGACTGTATCAGGAAAATATGTTCCTACGTCCCTAGCAGCTGAAGCTTTTGAATATTCTTTATCAATGGAATCGGAGAACCTTGATAATACCAGATTTCTTGATGAGTATAAAAAAAGAACCCAGGGTTTACGATCAGCATCAGGGAGTATTAGTCAATGGGTAACAATAGATACCTATTTTATTGATGCTTTAATAGCCGGTAAGCCGGTAGTACTGGAGCTGTATTCCCAAGCCTCGCTGAATCCATTTAGGCTTTTCGCAATATTAGAAGCCGATGAAATGCAAGCAGCTGTATCAGGTGAACAGGATGAAAGTGTAAGCTTTATTAGTACCGAAAGGATGATAATTTAATGAGTTTAAGAGATAAGATATTAAATGCAAAAGATATTCAGGAAGAATTAGTTAAAGTACCTGAATGGGAAGTTGAAATACTTGTACGGGGAATGACAGGAATAGACCGCAATAGGATCTTGGAGAGTTGTGTTAAGGTAAATGCTAAAACCAAGGAAACAAAAACAGATTTAGTAACATTGTATCCGGAAGTAATTATTTGTTGTTCTTATGATCCCCAGACAAAGGAGAAGATTTTTAGCCCTGAGGATAGAGACGGCTTAAGCAAAAAGAACGGTAAAGCCTTGGATACAGTTTTTAAGGTTGCGGCTAAGCTGTCGGGATTGAACGAAGAAATGGAGGAAGCGGAAAAAAACTCCTAGAGCACCCAGAAAAGGTATTCTATTATGAACTGGCAGAACTTCTGGGTTATGTAAGCATAAATAAAATGTTAATAGAAGTTTCAAGTAGAGAGCTTTCCGACTGGAAGGCTTATTTTAGTATAAAGAAAAAGCAAGCGGAGAAAGAACGGAGAGAAAAAGAGGCTAAACAAAAAGCAAAAGGATTAGGGACATTGTAGGGAGGGGATACCCCTCCTTTTTTGTGTAACTGGCTAAAGAAAGGGGTGTAAATTGTGGCGACAATAGCAAACTTAATGGTTCGTGTAGGTGCCGATTTATCTTCCCTTCAGGCAAATTTGGATAAGGCCAGAAAAAGCCTGGATAAGCAAGCAGCTCAATTTAAAAAAGTCGGCAGTACGCTAACTACCTCTTTAACCTTGCCTATTATTGCAGTTGGTGCTGGAAGCGTAAAAATGGCTGCAGATTTTGAACAATCTATGGCTAATGCTGCAAGTGTTTCCGGCGCTACTGTTGAGGAATTTGAGAAAATGAAAAAAGTCGCCAGAGAAATGGGTAAAACTACAGTCTTTTCTGCCAAAGAATCCGCAGATGCAATGTATTATATGGCCAGTGCCGGTTGGAAAGCAAATCAGATGGCTGTTGCAATTAAACCTACTTTAGACTTAGCAGCTGCAACCCAATCGGAATTAGCTTTTACAACAGATACTGTTATCGCAACATTAAATCAGTTTGGACTAGAAGCTAAAGAAACAGAAAGAATAGCTAATGTATTTGCAGCAGCTATCGGTAATTCACAGGCTACACTAGAAAAGTTAAGTGGTTCAATGCGCTATGTAGGACCAGTTGCCAACTCCTTAGGAAAATCTGTAGAAGAGACCGCGGCAGCACTTATGGGGCTGTATAATGCAGGGTTTAAAGGTGAGCAAGCAGGTACTGTCTTAAGAGGTGCTTTATCTAGATTGATGAACCCATCAAAGGAAGCAATGGCAGCTATAGATTCCTTAGGGTTATCATTTGAGCAAATTAATCCCGCAACTAATAGTCTTGCTGATGTAATAGGGGTCCTAGCGAGCAGAGGGATAGATACTGCAACCGCTATTAAAATATTTGGGCAGGAAGCAGGACCAGGGATGATGGCTTTAATTAACCAGGGTAAAGAAGCATTAATTAATTATGAAGCCGCAATTACAGGCACAGATTCTGCGAGTGTTATGGCTGCAAAGCAGTTGGATACATTAAAAGGGCAATTAAAGCGGCTTTTTTCCGCTACTAGTGAAGTAGCAATCCAATTAGGAGAAATCTTGATCCCAATTATCGGGGATTTGGTTGATAATTACATAATGCCCGCTGTACATTGGTTTGGAGGTTTAAGCGAGAATACAAAAAAAGTAATATTAGTAATTGGGGCACTTGTCGCAGCTATTGGCCCATTATTCTTAATAATTGGACAGGTTATTTCGGTTGTATCGGCTTTATCCTTGGCCTTTAACATAGGGATTGGTATTATGGCAGGAATGGTTGGAGCAGTATTTGCGGTCATAGCAGCTGCGATAGCACTGTGGATCTATTGGGATGAAATAACTAAATTCTTAACGACAGCATGGGAAAAAATGCAGGCTGCCGCAATTCAAATATTTGAAGATATCAAAAGGAACGTAACAGAGAAAACGGAAGCAGTTAAGCAGCAATTATTAAACAATTGGGAAAGCATAAAAACGGGTGCTATAAACATAGTAACATCAATAAAAGATAAGCTGCTTAGTATATGGACTAGTATTACAGAAGGAATAAAATCAAGCATTAACACGATATTAAAATACCTTAATAAAATGATAGATGGCATGAACAGAATAAGTTTTTCGATACCTTCTTGGGTACCTGGTATAGGAGGCAGGTCGTGGGGTTTTAGTCTTCCTAATGTCCCTTATCTAGCTGAAGGAGGAATTATTTCTAGACCAACTTTAGCAATGGTTGGAGAGGCGGGTCCTGAAGCAGTAATTCCTTTAGATAGATACAACTCATCTCAAGGATCCCCGGCGGTTAATATTTACATTGGTGGCAAAAGGTTAATAGAAAATATTGATTTCTCATTAGGTAGTTCGGCACAAGGATTGGGGGCATTATAATGACCTGGTACATAGAAATTAATGATACTATCAATGCTCAGGTCCATGACATAACAAAGAAGACACTAATCCCTTTTTCTTTTGCTGAAAGATTAGGTCAACAAGTAGCGGAGTTTAATCTAAGATGTAAGGATATTCTTAACGAGCATCCTTTAAATGAGCTTAAAATATATAAAGATAGTGTAATAAAGCAGGGAGGGGTAATAGTTAACCAGGTAGATTACCGGGAAGGTAATAGAGATTTTACTGATTTTACTATTGCTTCATGGGCTTTCAAATTACAATTCAGGCTTATTGCTCAAACCTATGAGAAATCAGATGTGTTTGAGGGTAAGCCTGATTTAATTATCAAAGATATTATCAGTAGAGCTGCTTCGGAATTTACAACTACTAACGTAAAATCCGGAGGCCAGGTGATTGAATATCTTCAGCTTCGGTACGAAACAGTATTTGATGCCATAAACAAGATTTGTGAGCTCACAGGATGGAACTGGTATGTAGACGCTAATAAGGATATTCATTTTTTTTGTGACTATGAGACTATAGGCTCCACATTAAAAGGTAATTTAGAAATTCTGCAGGGCTTTAAGAAAACTATAAAAGCAGAAAAACCAATTAATAAGGTCTGGATCTTAGGATCACGGCAGGCATCAGATAATTATGTATCAAAGTACTTTTCTGGTCAGGGAAGGGTCCAGGGACCATTAGGTTACACCCCTAACTATACTCAGGCATTTTTAAATGGTACTCCTAAAACGATTAAATTAGAGGAAAATGATGACGGGGCATGTGATTATTTACTTGATAAGAAAAGACAATTGGTTATTATTCCGGATAGAACAGCAGAGCTAGGTTCTAATGTTCTTGAAGTGAAATTTAAGCCTACGGTAGAAATTGTTGACTACTTCCAGGACATATCAAGTGTCAAAAAATACGGAGTTTATGAAAAGTCCATCAAGAACCGTGATATAACTGATAAATTAACAGCACGCCAGTTTGGGAGACAAGTAATAAGAAAAGACAACAAGAAGAGAGTCTATAATATACCTACTCAATCGGAGGTAAAGGTTGGACAGATAATAAAGATAGAAACACCAAAAATTAATACACAAGCGTTAGTAATTGGT